TGATAATGAACATGTGCTATTATATGTTCCTACTGATGGTAGGAATCATTTGAGTGATGTTTTCTCTATTGGTAGTAGGGTTGTAGGACATATTTTTTTGGGTGATGAAGATATAACTGATATTATGAAAAGACTCGGATTCGACAAAAGCACCATAACAAAAGAAAGAGAAGATAGATAATGGGTCTTTTAGATAAAAGAGAATATTATAAACCCTTTGAATATCCTGAAGTTTTTAAATATATAGAAAAAATCAATCATTCATACTGGTTGCACAGCGAAGTAAATTTCAATGCAGATTTATCAGGTTATAAAAAACTTTCAGACATAGAAAAATCTATCATAACAAACACATTACTAGCTATTGCACAGATAGAAGTATCAGTTAAGTTATTTTGGGGTAATTTATATGAAATGTTCCCAAAACCAGAAATAAATGGTATGGGTTCATCATTTGCCGAGAGTGAATTTAGACATAGCGAAGCTTATAGTAGACTACTAGAAATTTTAGGTCTAGAACACTCGTTTGAAACGTTTTTAGAAAATGCTGTTATTAGGAATAGATTTAATTACTTAGTTAAAAGTAGAAATAAAGATCCTCAAACATTTGCTAAAAAGATAGCTATTTTTTCTTTAGTTATTGAAAATGTATCATTATTTAGTCAGTTTCTTATTATCTTATCATTTAAGAAATATAAAGGGTTACTAACTAATGTAGCAAATCAAATACAATGGACATCTTTTGATGAACAAACACATGCAGATGGTGGAATGTTTTTAGTAAATAAACTTTTTGAAGAATACCCAGAAATAAAAACAGAGGAATTTATAGAGAAAATTACAACATTAGCAAAAGAAGCTTTTAAACATGAACAAGCTGTGTTGGATTTAATCTTTGAAAAAGGAGATCTCCCTTTCCTTAAAAGAGAAGTTATTGAAGAATTTATTAAGGATAGAATAAATCAATCTTTTTCTGGTATCGGTTTTGAAAAACCTTATAAAGATTTAAATAAAAAACTTCTTGAAGAAGTAGAATGGTTTGATAATTATGTTTTTGGTAACGTAAAAAAAGACTTCTTTTCTGGTCGTCCAACTGAATATACTGTTGGAAATATTGTAATTGATGAAAATAGTTTATTTGAAGATGAAGAATAGGTGATAAATGTCGTTTGAATGGTGTAATGAAGAATCAAAAACTTTACTAGAAAGAAAATATCTAGATAATGAAACTGTTGAAGAAGCTTCTCATAGAATAGCAAAATACGCAACAAAAATACTAAAAGCTTCTATATTAGACAAAAGTAAATTTGATCCAACTATAGAAGATAGAATTTATGAATGCTTAGAAAAAGGTTGGTTTGCCCCAGCGTCTCCAACTTGGTCTAATTTTGGAACAGGAAAAGGATTTAGTATAAGTTGTTTCAGTAGTTATTTAGAAGATTCTATGTTATCTATTTTAGATACAGCAAAAGAAATAGGAATGCTTTCTAAAATGGGAGGTGGAACTGCTGCTTATTTTGGAGATATAAGAGCTAGAGGGTCACAAATATCGTTGGGTGGCGAATCAGACGGTCCTGTTGCGTTTATGCAGATATTTGATGCTGTTTCAAGAGTTGTAAGTCAAGGAGGAACAAGGAAAGGTTCTACTGCGGTCTATCTACCAATAGATCATCCTGATATTGAAGAATTTCTTCTTATAAGAACAAAGGGTAATCCTATTCAAGATTTACATTTTGCTGTTTGTGTGAAAGACCAATGGCTTTCTGAAATGGAGATAGGAGATAAAGAAAAAAGAAAAATATGGGCCAAGGTACTAAAAGCTAGAAAAGAAGTTGGAGAACCATATATATTCTTTACTGATAATGTAAATAATAATCGTCCACCAGTTTATACTGATAAGCATATGTATATCACTCATTCAAATCTATGTTCAGAAGTTAAGCTTTTTACTTCTTCTTCAGAATCTCTTGTTTGTTGTTTAAATGCTTTAAATCTAGAAAAAAGGGATGAATGGGTCCATACTCATGCTGTAGAAACAAGTATATATTTACAAGATGCTTTGATGGAATCTTTTATTAAAGATAGTAAAGGTGTTTCTGGTTTTGAAAAAGCTAGAAAATTTGCTATATCTCAAAGAGCTTTAGGTCTTGGTACTACAGGTTTTCATTCTTACTTACAAAGTAAAATGATACCGTTTGAATCAGAAGAAGCAAAAAAAATAAATATAGAAATTTATTCAAATATTCAAAGTAGAGCTATAGAAGCTTCTAAAAAAATGGCTATATTATATGGAAAAGCAGATTTGCTTTCTGATGATAAATATAATACTAGACATGCAACTTTAATGGCTATAGCACCTAATACTAGCAGTAGCTCAATTATGGGTCAATGTTCTCCTGGGATTGAGCCTTTTCAAGACAATTATTTTACTGTAGATCTTGCAGGTGGTATTTTTATTAGAAAAAATAAGTATCTACAAAAAATATTACAAGAAAAAAGTTTTGATACTACTTTAGTTTGGAAAAAGATTCAAAATGATCAAGGGTCTGTAAAAAATATTTCGTGTTTATCAGATAAAGAAAAAGACATATTTAAGACATTTTTTGAAATAGATATGAATCAAGTTGTTAAGCTTGCAGCAGATAGACAAAAGTATATTGACCAAGGACAAAGTTTAAATTTATATTTTGATCCAGATGAAAAACCATCAAAAATAAACAAAGTTGTATTAAACGCATGGAAATCTGGAATTAAAACCTTGTATTATCAAATTAATAAAAGACCAAGACTCGAAAGGAAAGAAGAAGATAATGAATGTGATGCCTGCTCAGGATAGTTTAGATTTTGAGGAATATCAAGAATTAGCACAAAAAACAATGGCTAAAATGAATAGTTATGAACTAGATATGTCGCATATGACAATTGGTATGTTTAGTGAATATTATGAATTATACGAAGCTATGTATAAACAGGATATCGTTAATATTGCAGAAGAAATAGCTGATATTCAATGGTATTTTGCTGGATATTGTACTATTCGAGGAAAGGAGATGTCTTCTTTTGTAGTTGATAGACCCTGGAGTTTTGAAGATAAGAGATTATCAACGTCTATATCAGAACTTGCAGATTTAGTTAAAAAGAATATTATTTATCGAAAAGATATAAACGAACAGTTTGAAAATAAAATTTTAATGCAAATCCAGTATAATTTGGATAGATATATTAATCAATTTTCATTAAAAACTGGTAATATATTGTATAATAACATTGAGAAACTTAAAGTTCGTTTTCCAAATAAGTTTTCAGAAGAAAAGGCTTTGAATAGAAATTTGAAAGAAGAACGAAATAAACTAGAAAGTTAATAATGACTAAAAGACGTAAAAAGACAGCAAGGCCATCAAAGCCTTTTGTAGAGTACAAACCAAAGCAACCAAAGCAACCAATATATGAACAAGATAAACAAGATAAAGAAAATGTTCATGTAACATTAAGACAAAATATTATTCCTCAAAGTGTTAATCAAAGGGTATATTTTGATCATATTAAAACCAAACGGGTTTCTTTTTGTTATGGGTGTGCGGGATCTGGTAAAACTCACGTTGCAGTTTACCAGGCGTGCAAAATGTTAGAATCTGGACAAATTAAAAAAATTATACTCACAAGACCATTAGTTCAAACAGGTAAAGATATGGGAGCTATTCCAGGTGGTGTAGAAGAAAAAGTAGCACCATATATGATTCCTTTGATTTGTAATTTAGAATTTTTCTTAGGTCCGTCAGTAGTAAAACAATTAATAGGAAACAAAATAATTCAAGTAAGTCCTTTAGAAATAATGCGTGGATTAGATTTTAAAGACACTTTCATGTGTCTTGATGAAGCACAAAACTGTACATTTGAACAATTAAAAATGTTTCTAACAAGAATGGGAACTGGTTCAAAATGCATAATCGCAGGAGATACTGTTCAAACTGATCTTGGTGGTTATTCAGGGTTTTTGTCCGTTATCAATAAAATGTCTCATTTAGATTTTGTAGGTGTTTCGAAAATGAATTATGATGATATTCAACGTGACCCAGACCAAAAACGGATTCAAATCGCTCTAGAATAATAGGGTACTCACTTTTAACAAAAAAAACATCAAAAAAAATTAAGGCTAAATTTCGATATTTATCGTAAAAATAGCCCTTTTTTATTATTTAGGAGTAAAATACATATGACAAAAGTTATAATTGCTGGTTCTAGAGGGATTGAAGACTATAATCTTTTATGCGAGATAGTAGAAAAAGCTATTAAGATATTAAAAATTAAGCCAACCGAAATAGTCTCTGGAGCTGCTAAGGGTGTAGACATGCTTGGCGAAAAATGGGCTAGGGATAATGGAGTGAATTTAGTTCAATTCTATGCAAAATGGAATGATACAAAAAATTGTGAATTTATGCCAAAGTTTAATGCACAAGGAAAGGCTTATAATCCAAGAGCAGGATTTGACAGAAACCAAGAAATGGCAGAATATGCAGACGCATTAATTGCAATTAATATTGGTGATACTCCAGGAACTAATGATATGGTAAAAAGAGCTAAAAAAGAAAATTTACTAGTTTATGAATATTCTCCAGAACCTTTAGAAGATGAATTTGATTATGAATTTTAAGGAATAAAATGCCTAGATATGATTTTGTTTGTGATGAATGTGAAATACTTTGGGAAAAGTTTATACTTTTTTCAGAATATGAAGAAAAATGTAAAAAGCTTAAGTGTCCAAAGTGTAAAAAAAAGAAAAAAGTTAGACAGTTCTTGGAAAATAAAGATATTTATGGCATGGTATACCAAGATCCAAAAACCTTAGGACATCAAGCTGAAAGAAATACAAAAGAAATGGGTAAATATGAATTAGAATCTAAATTAGAAAAAGATAAAATGTATCAAATAGCAGAAACTAAAAATAAATATAAACCTTGGTATGGAACAATGGATAAACCAACAAGGGATAAAATTCAAAAATCTTCTGGAAAAGAAAAAAAAGATATTATCAAAAAATATATTAATGAAGGTAATGTATAATGTATAAAATTATTTTAAATTTTAATATAGAAATTTTAAAAGAAAAAAATAAAATATTAAATCCCTTAAGTTATAAATCTCTTATAGAAAAAAATGTACCTTTAAGTGGGTTAAAATCTGTTTCAGGAGAAACAGAAGAAGAATGTATTAATAAAATAATAGATATCTTTAAACTTTTTGAAGAAGGTAAAAAATAATAAATGCTTAATAATATAGAATTCTATGAATATGAAAAAGAGCCAAAATTTGAAAAAGATAAAATAAAAGATTTTGGAACAACGTTTCTTAAGTGTACGAGCTGTGATGAGGATATAGCCGTAATCAAAGTAATGAGACAAACATCGGAAGTGAAAGATTATCAAGCAAAATGCTCTTGCGGAGGTTTATCGTTTATTAAAAATATAGTCGGTTCTGTATATACTGATGCCGCACCAAAATATAATCTTATTGATATCGAATATTCTTATGATGGAAAACCCGTAATAATCAAGGTAAATAAAAATGATCAATGATGAAGAAGCTTTAGAAAAAGAATTTAATACAAATTATATATACTATGATAATAAGGGAAAACAAATAAAAGAAAAAGAAAAAAATTGTTGTGCTTATGAATTTGATACACCTAATGGAAAACGTAAGTTAATGACATTGCAATTCAATAGCTATTTCTTTGATCCTCATCAAGAAAATGACTTCTCTTATAAGAGACAGCCGTGGAGTTTCAAGGAAACTAACAAAGATGCGTATCAAAATTATATCAAATATTTAAACCCAAAAACAAGATCTAAATATAGATTAGTTAGAGCAGAAAGGTTCTTAAGATGAATTTTAAACCAGGGATATTATCAAATGTTGAAAAATGCTTTATCGAAAATAATAAAACTGTACCTTTAGAAGAAATAAGCAAAGAATTAAATAGAGCAGAAGCAATTATCTCAAAGCATTTAGAGAGTCTCCCAAAACCAAAAAAAGAAAAAACTAAAATGAGAAAGCTTATAGGCTCAAAAAGAGAAGCGACTGTAATGACTCCGGCAGCTTCTCAACTTAGTGACGCAGCAAAAGTAAAATCAAATAAGTTAGAACATTTAAAAGATTCTATATTTAAACCAATGGGATAATTATTCATAATGCTATCTTTTACAGAAGACCAATTTATAAACGAGCAAAAAGAACATGCTACAAGATGGGTCGTAAAATTAAATAACGACCAAAATGTATATTACGATGATTATAGACCAGGATTAAATGAACCAAGTTCTTGGGTAAGGCTTAAAGATTATTGTACTCAAAATAATTTAAAAATAAAAGATATGTATTTGCAATTTAGGTCTCATTATGAAAGTTTGCCGCCAAATAAAGAACGTTATTTTTTTTGTAAATGTTCGAGAGGTCATATGCAAACTAAAAAAACAGAACAATTTTATATTGCTGGGTATGTAGAAAACGGATCTCTTATAACAAAAAAATATAGTGTGCCTGCTTTAATACTTAGGGATACGTCTTATCGTTCTATTGAGGAATCAGAGGAATGTCTAATATGACAAATAAAAGAGTTAAGGGTAAAAAAGAAATTGATGGCGTATTTAAGTTTAAATCTCCATTTACCGGAGAATATGTTATGCAACATCAATATATAGCAGAAGTTATAATAAAGCGTAAGGCAGAGAAAGACAAGGTTCCTCTGACGTTCAAATTCTGGAACGACAAAGAACACATATATTTCAAAGAGTTTCGCTCACAGGTCACACAGGCCGCCAAATTATGTAAAAAACACAACGCCAAGGTAATCGTGAAGACTCTGAACGAATTATTTTGGTGTTTTTCTTTAAGAAACCAGAAATTTCTGGACAAACTTGAAAAAAATGGTATATTAAATACAAAGAGAGAACAGGAATCTAAAGAGAGAACAATAGAAACAACTCCGACAGATAAAGCTTTCATATCCAAAGTTGGTAAAAAAGAAAGTCTATTAAACAAAATGAGAAAATCAGAGTGAAAAACGATATATTGTTCAGAAATATAAATAATGAATATTCAGAAGAAATCAAAATAGCTTCTAAATACTTCAATATAATAAAGCATAGGTCAGAATGCAAACCAAATAGATTAATTATTGGTAGGTATTCAGTTCTTCCTTATTACAAAGAAGTAGAAGATGAGATTAATTACAACAAAAGTATTCTCATAAATGATTATAGAGATCATAAATACATAGCAAATTTTGAATGGTATCAAGATGTAGAAAAATACACATTCAAAACTTGGGATGATACAAACTTCTTTTCTGCACCAGAAGGAAAGTATGTCGTAAAAGGCGTAACAAACTCTTGTAAATTCCATTGGGATACAAAAATGTTTGCAAAAAACAAGAAGCAAGCAATTGAAATAGCTCATAAGTTATCATCCGATTCGCTAATAGGACAACAGAAAATAATTTACAGACAATATTGTCAATTAAAAACTTTTGAAGAAGGAGTAAATAAACTACCGTTCACAAATGAATGGAGGTTTTTCTTCTATAAGAAAAAAATGTTAAGCTATGGTTATTATTGGTCTATTGCCGAAAAAACAGACTATAATATAGAAGATGAGTGTATTACTTTTGCACAAAAAATAGCTAATATTATTTCTGAAAATACAAACTTTTTTGTTTTAGATATTGCACAAGCTAAAACAGGCGAATGGAAGTTGGTTGAAATCAACGATGGTCAAATGTCAGGGTTGTCTGAAAACCATCCCAATACATTGTACGGCAATCTTAAAAAAGCTTTACAAGAAGAAGAAAAAAAGGCTCTATATGGCGAAGAAAAAAAGTAAAGATTCAGAAGAAACTAATGAATTAAAAAATAGTAACTACAATCTATTAAAAGAACTTAGTAAAAAATTTGGTGCTGAAACTTTTGTAAATGCAGATCAAATAATTAATAAGCCTCAGCAAATTATTTCTATAAGTCCTAAGATGGATATAGGATTAAGCGGTGGTATTCCAGAAGGTAGCTGGGTAATTCTTTCTGGTCCTCCTAAAGCTGGAAAATCATCAACAGCATTATATATTGCTTCTTTGTGCCAAAAGCCTGAAAATGGTTCTAGAAATGTATATTATTTAGATGCAGAAGGAAGAATGAAGAAAATGAACCTTTTAGGTACTAAAGGGTTAGATTTAAATAAAATAACAGTAATTCAATCTTCTGAAGGGAGTATTATTTCTGCTGAAACTTTTGCAAATATTGCTAAAGATATTATTAGAAGTGACCCAGGTGCCGTATTGATTATAGATTCAACATCCGCAATGTGTTCAGAAAAAGAACTTTCTGAAGATACAAGCGGACAAATTAGGTCTCTTGGGCCTAAAATTATGGCAAATTTCTGTAGAACAAATGGTACTGTTGTTCCAGTACAAAGAACTATAGTAATAATGATACAACATTTAATTGCGAATACTTCTGGTTATGGACCAACTCAGTATGAAGATGGTGGGAGAAAAATGCAATATCAAGCAGATATTAAACTTAGATGCAAAAGTTTTAAAGCTTGGACATCAGGAGAAACTCAAATTGGTCAAGAAATAACTTGGGATGTTGTAACTTCTGCACTTGGTCCTCCTGGTCAAAAAGTAGTTAGTAACTTAAGATATAACTATGGAATAGATAAAGAATGGGAAATAATTGATTTAGCATGTGAATTCGGGATTATTAAAAAAGCAGGAGCATGGTTTTCATATTCTATTGATGAAAAAGAATTTAAAGCACAGGGGCAAGAAAAGTTAAGAGATTTATTAGCAGATAACCAAAGTCATATGAATTTTATTCAAAAAGAACTAAAGGAAATGCTGTGAAATTAAAAGGTTTAGACGGTAAAGAATATAACGTAAGCGTAATACCAAAACAAAATACAAACGCCTCTAAAAACCATTTAAATATTAGAGACCTACTAAAAGAAATGTATCCATATGAAATAGTAGTAGAAGAATTTAAAATTCCTGGAACAAGGCTATTTTGTGATTTCTTTTTACCTTCAAAAAAATTAGTAATAGAAGTGCATGGAGAACAACATTACACATATAATCCTCATTTTTTTAAATCAAAAAAAGATTTTTACCAAGCAAAAGCAAGAGATAATACAAAAGAAGAATGGGTTTTAGTAAACAAGTTTGAACTTCTCGTTCTTTCTTATAAGGAAAAAATGGATGAATGTAGAGCAAAAATCATTGATCGACTCACAGATTGAAGATTTTATATCAAAGATGGATGACTATATTACTTCTCTTGGTTTAGGAAATGTAATATATAGTTCAGAAGTAGAAAAAGCATTGAGTTTTTCTGCCGATGAATTAAGAGGTTTAAATGGAGAAGAATGTGGTATATATTGTGCAAAATTACAGCAGTTCGCATTCTTTTTACAAACACAACAAAATAGATATAGAAACTTAACAAGATGGACTAATCAAGCTATTATTAAAGTAATTGCTAAAGAAGGTCAAAATTATGGCGATAGTTATACAAAACATGAAATCGTTAGAGCTTCGGTAGTATTAAATAATTCTCACGCAGCGAAGCTTGAAGAAATGTATGATGAATTCTTCTATAAGAATGAAGAACTTGAACAATTGGCAAATCGTGTTAGTGCTATGTCAAAAACTTTAGCAGACTTACAATATACAAAGAGGTTTAATCGTGGTTGATCTTATTAAAAATGCAAAAGACTTAATTAAAAAAGGAAAGGAACTTAATGACCCAGAGCTAATACAGATGGGAATGGATTTACTTTCTCAATATCAAATTACTACAAAAGCAGTTAAAGAAAAACCTCCGACGAAAAAAGCCGGAAGACCAAAAAAAGTAAAACTTGAAGAACAAACGAAAAGTATTCAAGATTCTGATTTTACTATGCCTAAAAAAAGAAATGTATCTAATAAAAATAATACAGATCAAATAGAATGTCGTTCAATACCAATTATATTATCTGGTAATAAATTTGTTGATAACGGTAAAGATTGTAATGAAGACAGAGAAATTAGTAAAAAACTTATGTCTAATTTTGATGTAGATAGAAGATTGTTTTTATCAAAAGCTACGTCTGATTGTGAAAAATGCAATAAAGAATTTTCGTATGATAATAATTTGCCAAACTTACCAAAATATTGTGATAAATGCTTAAGGAGAATGATTGGTGGTTAAAGAAGAACTTAAAGATTTGGCTGCTGAAAGAGCGATTCTTGCAGGGATTTGTCAATATGGTTTAGATGCTTATGTTGATGCTAGCGGTATTATAAATATAAATCATTTCAACGATATTGACAATCAAAAAATTTATAATTGCCTACAGTATATTCTTGATAACGGTAGTAAAGTCGATATCCCATCTATTTTAAGTGCTTCTAATACACTTAAATTAAATTTGGATTTACAAGATAAGGGTTATGCAGAATTTATAAAATCTTTGTTTAGTGTAAAAGTTAATCTTGAAAATGTAGCTAAACATGCTATTAAACTTAGAAAAATAGATCTTATAAAAGAAATTCAGAATAGTGGATATGGAATTTATAAAGCATGTCAAAACCTAAATGGTAATGAATCTATTGATGAAATACTTTCCACAGGAGAAAAACCAATATTTGATATCGGGCTTTCTTTGAATCTTGGTAAAGGTAATGTTGGTCCAGATAAATTATCAGATGATATCGATGAGTTTATTCAAGAGAAAATTGATAATACAATTGATAATATTGGTATACCAACTCCTTTTCCAATTTATAATGAATGTATTGGAACGGGCATTAGAACAGGTGTCGCACTTATTGCTTCTAGGCCAAAATGTCAACCCTTAACAGCAAAAATTTTGACTCCAGATGGATGGATTACATACAAAGATGTAAAAGCAGGAGATATAATTTGTCATCCTGATGGTGGAACTACAAAAGTTTTAAAATTATTCGCAACAGGTGTAAAAAGCGTTTATGAATTTGAATTTTCAGACGGATCTAAAACACAGGCATGTAAGGAACATAGATGGAAAGCTAAAAGAAAAAAGGATAAAGATTATATTGATGTTTCTTTGGAAGAAATTAATATGTTTCCAGATAAATGGTATTTTACTAGATCTAAACCAATAGAATTTGTAGAAAAAAAACATGATATACATCCATTTGTTTTTGGATTTATGATTTCTAAATGCAAAATAAGTGGAAAAAAATTAATAATAAAAACCAAAAGTATTAAAAAACTTAATTCATTATTATCTAAAGACAATCAATTTAAAGAAACGTCTAAAAAAGATTATTATTTTGTGATAAACAATGATTCTTTTAAAGAAATTTTTGAGGTTTTATCAGATAAATCACAAGCTTACATACCAAAAGAATATATGTTCGACTCTATTAAAAATAGAGAATCTTTATTAGAAGGTCTTTCCTTTGAAAAAGGTAAAGTTATAAAAGATGTTTTATACAAATATATTACATATTCTAAAAAATTATCAGAAGACATATCTCAGTTAATACGTTCTATTGGTAATTTTGCTACAGCAATAACAATAAAATTTTATAAATCTGAAAAAAATCATGATAAATACTTAGTTTCTGGATCAATAAAAAATGATAATAAGCAGGTAATATCAAGAACTTTGAAGAAAGTTTCTTTTGTTAATCATTTAGAAACAAAATGTATTAAAGTTGATGCTCCTGATGAAATGTATATTACAGATGATTTTATACCAACAAAAAATACCGGAAAAACAACTTTTGCAAAAGAAGTTGCTTTGCACGTTGCAGGAAAACTAAAGTTTCCAGTGCTTTTTCTAGACTCAGAAATGAATAAAAATCAGCAGTTAGAAAGATCTCTTGCTAGTATTGCTGATATTAATATAAGGAGAGTAGAGCTTGGTCATTTTAAATACGATGTAGATGAAATGCAAAGAATTAAAAATGCTGTAGAATATATCAAAACTTTACCGATATATCATCAAAGAATAGCTGGCAAACAATTTGCTGAAGTAATTTCTCTTATAAGAAGATGGATTCATAAACAGGTTGGCTTTAATGAAAACGGAAAAGCAAATCCACATTTAATTATTTATGATTATTTTAAATTAATGAGTGCATCCCATATGGGAGATTTGAGTGAGCATCAAGCTTTGGGTTTTCAAATTTCTGAATTATCTGATTTTTGTCAAGAGTTTGAAACTCCTGTGTTAGCTTTTGTTCAGGTTAATAGAGACGGTGTAAATAAAGATACTGCTGAGGTTATTAGCCAATCTGATAGATTACTATGGCTAGCTACTTCTGTTACTATTTTCAAAAGAAAAAGCGAAGAAGAAATTGGTCAGGATGGAAAGCAAAACGGAAATATGAAAGCTATTCCTGTAGAAGCTAGATTTGGTAAGCCATTATCTGATGGTGATTACATAAATATGTCAATGGATCACGATAAATCAAAAATTAAAGAACTTTCTACTAATCATAAAGGCGGCGAAGGTTTTGAAGAAGAGTCAGGAAAAGATAAAGATGAATATTCCTTCTGATCAAGATAATACATATAAATTTGAACTTATAGCAGAAAAGGTTAGGGAGAATATAGAAGATGTTTTAGAAAGTCTTGAAATTTATGACTATGAAAATTATCAAGATAAAATAGTTATGGCTTGTCCTATTCATGGAGGCGATAATAAAGATGCTTGCAATATTTTTATTGGGGAAAAGGCTTATGTTGTAAATTGGAAATGTTTTACTCACCATTGTCAAACAAATACAAACCCTGGTATATTTGGTTTTATTCAAGCTAGATTATCGATAATTCAAAATAAAAAATTAAAAATAGGTAATGCGATAGCTTGGTGTGAAAAATTATTTAGTAAAACAAACTTTGTTTCAAAAAGAAGATTTAATGCAAATGATTGGACACAATTTTGCGAATCCGATGTAAGCAAAGTAAATAAAATAGAAATCAAAAAAGAACATGTCGTTAGTAGATTAATGCGACCTGTTCATTTTTATATATCGAAAGGAATTAAAAATG